CGCAGAGGCGGCACCGGCGGTACAGGTTCGTACATCATCCGTCGCATCACGGTAAACAACGTGAGCAACACGGCGGGCGGTACGGCACCAAACTGTGCAACGGCCAACATCTCAGTTGGCACGACCAGTGACGGCGCGAACCTCGTTACCTCAAACACTGTTACAACCAACCTGACGGGTGCGAACACGTTCGTGGATCTCACGCTTGCGGCTGCGGCCAATTCGACGAGCTACACGGCTAACGCTTTGTTCCTCAATGTGAACACTAACGTAGCAAACGCTGCGATTTTTGTTTCCGTCTATGGTGATGTGCAGTTCTAATGGTTTGGGTAACAAACACGACGGATGAGTTCTTTGTTCAAAATTGGGATGGGAAGTCTCACAGCTTTCCTCCCAACAAAGCTACAGAAATATCCGTCGATTTGGCTCGAATCTTTTTTGGGTATGGTGTCGATGACAAGGTACCCGTATTGGCTAGGCTTGGCTGGACCAAGGTTGCAACGGACGTTCCTAAAGCTCTGGAGCGTCTCAATAAGTTTGTGATCTCGGAAACTCAGCCTCAAACCTACCACAATGCGTCCCCAGTGGTAGACCGAGTACCCTTCCCTGCGTCGCGGCAGGGCGGGGGAAAGGGCTTAAAGTGATGTTGGTGTTCGATGGTTACAACGCTTCAGTCTTACATCACGTTAACACGCAGGCTTCTGCACGACGCTAACGCTAACTTTTGGTCTGACCAAGAGCTTACCGACGACATCAATAACGCTCGTAACCGTCTCGTTCGTGATACGGGCGTTAACCGCGTCATTCAAAACACAGCAGCTATTTACAACCAAGAACTGTACTCGTTCGACAACTCGGCGGGTACAATTTCTGGTGTGTTAGTCACCAATCCAGGCTCTGGCTATACAAGCGCTCCCACCGTCAGCTTTAGCAGTGGTGCAGCAGCAGCTTATGCCACGATCAGCCAGACGGGTGAATACGGCTCCAATGCAGCTGGATCTATCTCAAATGTGGTGGTTACTAACGCGGGTTTAGGCTACACAACTGCGCCCACCGTATCGTTTAGCGGCGGTGGCGGTACGGGTGCAGCAGCTCAGGCGTTCTTGACGGGTATGCCTAAAGGGCTACTCACGATGGACATCATCAATATCAATCTATATTGGGGCAATACGCGTATACCATTGCGCTATCTGCCTTGGACACAGTTCAATGCCGAGTTGCGGTTCTGGCAAAATTACGTAGGTAGGCCAATTGCTTACAGCATGTATGGGCCTAACTCGTTTTATCTGTCGCCTATTCCAGACCAGAATTACGCTATCGAAGTAGATACGGTCGTTCGACCTGACGATCTGGTTGCCTTGAGCGATCCAGAAATCAACATTCCGCAGCCTTGGCAAGATCCTGTTCCGTATTACGCTGCTCACATTGCTAAGTACAAAGAGCAGTCTTACGGCGAAGCAGAGTTGTTCAAGAACCAATACCTGTCTAAAGTGCAGAACGTGCTGTCCTCGACGTTTACCCGTCGTATGCCTGATCCTTATTCGAGGCCATACTAATGGCAGAGAAGTCACCTGAGCAGCGCAAACAATATCAGGTGGTAAAGGCTTTCAAGGCACTTAACACGAAAGCCAACCGTACTGCGATTGCCGACGAAGAGTTTAGCTGGATTGAAAACATTCAGCCAATTGGCTTTGGCAATCTTAAAGTTGTTCCGGCACAAGCTACTGTCTCTATTAGTGGTACTCCAATCACATGGAGCAGCACCGTTTCAACTTTAACCAGTTGGAATGTGAACAACCAAGATTACATTTTTGCGTTTCAAACAGATGGTTCGGCGCAATATTATAATGTGACGGCTAATTCCAAGGGAAATCTGGCTAACGCAAGCACGTTTTCTGCTACCGGTGTACGCATCAGACAGTGGAAAAATGATCGCATCATCATCAGTGATCCATCCAAAGGTTATTCGACTTGGGATGGAACCAATTTAATAACCGTTGGTTGTATAAGCACGATTGGCATTACAAACGCCGGTGCAGGCTATACAACGGCGCCTACTGTAACCATTTCGTCTCCAAATCAGACGGGTGGCGTACAAGCAACGGCTGTAGCGTCTATTTCTAACGCTTCCGGCACTATTATTAGTGCTCAAATCACCAATATTGGTTCAGGTTATACGTCACTTCCGACAGTAACTATCGACCCTCCGACGAGCCAGTTCGGTGTTCAGGCGCAAGGATCACCCACTATTTCGGGCGGCAACGTCGTTGCAATCACGATTACCAATCCAGGTTCGGGCTATACATCAGCACCGAGCATCACAATCACGGGCGGTGGCGGGGCAAATGCTGCTGCTACGGCTGTGCTTGGCTCTGGTCTGGTGTCAGCTATCACGATCACTAACCCTGGTAGTGGCTACACGGCTACACCAACGGTTACGATCAGTGGTGGCGGCGCAACAACCAATGCTACAGCGGTCGCAGGTTTCTTGACGTTCAACACGGGCGCTGTCGGCGTCGTGCTGACTAACGGTGGTACGGGTTATACGTCAGCTCCTACTGTCAACATCACAGCAGCGCCTGGCGGTGGCACTAACGCAGCAGCAACGGCTATCGTAAACGGTGGTGTTGTTACTCAGATCGTCGTGACCAATCCCGGTGCCGGATACACGTCAACACCTACGGTTTCATTCTCTGGTGGCTCTGGTAATAACGCGGCAGCTACGGGTGTGCTTACGTCAGACAGCAGCGTAGACATTGCCTCGTTCCAAGGTCGTGTGTGGATTGCACAGGGACGTACCGTGTTCTACTCGGCAGCAGGCTCCTACAATGACTTTGTGACCGTCTCTGCTGGTAACCTGAATTTGCAAGACGACACGCTGCACAGCAAGATTACAGCGCTTATTAGCGCTAATAACTTCTTGTATGTGTTCGGTGACGATTCAATCAACGTGTTCTCAGACGTGCGCGTTGGCACAACCGGCCTGACCACGTTCACCAATACCAACGTGTCGGCATCTGTAGGCTCTAAGCGTATTGACGCGATCTTCCCGTACTTCCGCTCGTTGCTGTTCATGAACGATTACGGCGTGTATGCCCTCGTTGGCGCTACCACGACCAAGCTGTCAGACTCTCTTGACGGTATTTTCCCGTATATCGACTTTACACAGCCGATTTCTGCTGGCGAAGTGTTGCTTAACAACATTTTGTGCGCTGCATTCAATTTTACCTATAACGATCCGGTAAATGGTGCTCGCTCACTGCAAGCAGTGTTTTTTGACAAGAAATGGTTCCTGACGAGCCAAGGAACACTTAGTTACATCACGTCTGTGCCGCTCACAGGCGGTATTAACATGTATGGCACTGGCGGCACAAATCTCGTCAAGCTATACGGCGACACAACGTCCAATGTCTCGTCTATGATACAGACGGCACTGTGGCCTTTGACTGACATTATCAGGGATAAACAAGCTCTAAAGCTCGGCGTGGAAGCTACGTTAACGCAAGGTGGCGTTCTGAACCTGACGGTGGACAGCGAGTACCAAAGCAGCCCTGTATATGTGCTAACCAACTTTGTCACTTGGACAAATTACCTTGGAACTACCATTCCTTGGCAGAATAATTCAGCGCAGACAATCAATTGGCTTAAAAGCGGCGGTTACGAACTGTTTAAATCTGACGCGCAGCAATATGGCAAATATCTTGGATATACGATAAACTCCACATCACCGGGGTTCACCTACAACACCTTTGAAATGGAATACGATCTAAGGGCGAGGTTCTGATGACTTTTTATACGTTTGCAAATGCCACGACGGCCATTCCGTTGTCTAACCTTGACTCTAATTTTGCCACGCCTATCACGCTGGGCAACACGGCTGTAACCATTAACGGTACGTTTTCGAGCATCGGCAACCTGACGCTAAACAATGCAACAATTGCAAGCGGCAACAGCACGGTGACTAAGGAAACGGTCACGACGATTACTAGCCCCGCGGCAACCA